GACAGGCCGAGAGGCCCGGACACTAGCCACGTGGCCGGGGAGCCTGTGGCTAGATAGACCTGTGCCATGGCGTCCCATACGGCGGCCTGCGTCGCGGCCGCATCGGCCGCGTCGTCCAATTCCACTACCGCGCCGGTTTTATCCGCCTCGGCCACGGCGGCCGTTTCGATTCCCAAGGCCGTCCGCAGGCGCAGATGGTTAATCACGCTTTGCAGAGAATCGGGGACCCATTCGATAGCCTCATAAGAGAGGTTAATGTAGTTCCCAATGGTGACCATGGAGATGGCATCTGAATCGTAATTCCAACGCTTACTCGGAAATTCGCCCTTTTCGAGTCCGCCCGCATGGGGCCCGGCCGCCGTGAGCAAATCCGGGTCCACCAACCGGGGCCGCATGAACCGCCCGGCGGGAGGAGTCTTTGGGCCTAGGAGATTCAGAAACGGAGTATCCGTTGGGTAAAGCTGAATCACCGGGCCGAGAATCGGAGTCACGTAAAGGTTATCGAAACCTCCCGCGACAGGCGTGGTCCCGGCCGCCGTGGTTCCCATATGTTGAGCCGCGCGCTGCAATTCCACGGCCTTATTCCAACGGCCCCGGGCCTCTTCATCCGTGGACCTGTGGAGGCAGTCGTAAAGGGCCTGGCCTTCCTGGCCACGGCGGTAGGTGAAGTCACGCGGAGCCACGGAAGTCCCGGGCATGAGTGCCGCAATGCGCGCGGCCGTGTCGGCCCGGAGGCTGATATCGGCCGTGGTAATTGCTAGCTTCTCGTCAATCTCGGACAGGCGGTCCCGCATGCTGGCCAGCATGGCCAATTCGTTCCCGTCCGGGTCCCGGGCCGGGACGGCCTCCGCAATGCTCTCTTTGAGGCCTTCATACCGGCTAGTGACGGCCTTACGCTCGTCCATGAGCCGGGTAGTAAGAGTGTCCATCGGTTGTCTCTCTGGAATCGAAAGGCTCCCGCATGGTGCATCCGGCGTCCGGGCCGTGGTGACGGTTATTCCGTGGTGACGGTTCGCCCGGGTGGATGGGTGATGCCTGTCAGTAACGCTAGACCAACTACCGGCCTTTGAGCAATGAATCCCAATCACTCTGCCGGGCCGCCAAGGCGTCCAGTTCGGCCAGGAGGGAACGGGAGCGGGCCGCCTCTACTTGGTCGGCGTCTAGTTCCATTGCCTCACGCATGGAACCAACTAGGGCCGATTTGTAGGCCGCAAAGCCGGTAGGCACGGCGGCCACGTGGAGAAGGGCCGCGCGGGTCCTCTCCACCAATTGCCCTGTGCGCTCCGTGCCCGGGGCCGGGCGGATGGAGACAAAGCCAACCGAGAAGGCCCCGTGAGACGTGGAGAGAATGTCCCGGGCATGGTCGGCCTGTGACCGGTCTAGTTTGAATGTCCCGTGCAGGCCGTCCGGCCGCTCTGCAAATCGGACGCCGTATCCGAGTCGGTTGGGCCGAGACTCATCATGGTTATAGGTGAGTGCCACCCGGTGAGCCACGTTGGCCGCACAGATGGAGGCAAAGGCACCGAGGCGGAACACTTCTCGGTAGTCGATAGGGCCGTCCGGCCGATACTCGGAAATGTCGGTTACCTCGTCATAGGGGACCACGATTCCCTCTACGGTGGCCTCCCCGTCTCCGGCCTCCCGGATTTGCAGGGCCGCCATGTCCGCCCGGTAATGCATGTCTCGGTTCATGTCCCTACTCCTCCGGTGCCTGTCAGTGTGGCGGCCGCGTCCGCCTCGGACACGCCTACCGAGGCGTCCCCTAGTCCTTCCATGCGCCTAATCTCGTCCACCGACAGGGCCGGGCGGCCGTTGGCCGGGTCAATGATTCCCGCCAACGTTTGATAACGCCGGGCCCTGGCCTCCGGCTCCGGCTCCGTGTACGGGTCCGTATTCAGTGCCACAGTCTGCCCGGCCGGTAATGCCCAATTGGAGAGCGGGCCCATAATCTCATTACCGAGTGGCCCCAATTCGCTCCGGGCATGGAACGAGAAGAGCATTTCCACGTTCTGATAGGTGAGGCTCCCGGTACCCGGGTCAATGCTCACGGCGGTAGGAGGCACGCCGAGGAGGACACAGATACGCGCGTCTGTGTACTTCTGCAATTCCGCTAGGGCCATGTCTTTGGGTGCTACCTGCAATTCCCGTAGCTGCATATCCGAGTCCAGAATGGCCGGAGCACCGAGGCGGGAGCGGGCCGCCTTAATCCAATTGTCCCGGATGCCCTGTGCCTGTGCCTCCGTGAGCCGGTATTTATGTTGCAAGACGGCCCATGGGATACCGCCATTCTTGGCCAGATTGGACCCGTAGCGCGCTAGGACTTCTGCGGCTATGAGCCTGGCCCCGGCGGCCTCTAGGGCACTATGGCCGTGCGGGTCCGTCACGGACGAATTGTCCCGGATATGGAGAATGTCGGCCGGGTCCATCGGCACGCCATTTACCCGGTATTCTCTGCGGCCGTCCACGATATCGACGGAGACCATCGTAGGGTCTGCCAGGAAGAATGAGGACGGTTTATCGTCATCTCGGTAGCGGCCCGTGGCAATAATGAACGCCTCCCCTGTGGCCTGATAGGAGGCAATGGTTTGTTTGATAAATTCCGTCCACCCGGTATATAGCTCCGGTTGTGGGTTATTCAGCCATGAACGGGGAGCGATAGGCACGCCACGCCGGGCGGTAATCACCGGGAGCGACCCTAGAATCCGGGCATTCAAAGCAATGCAGGCGAAGGCCACGTCACTACGCCATTTGAAGATCACCGGGGCCGGAGGCATTACCGGCGTGTCCCAACCGACAGGCCAACCGGCCCATGCGGAGGCGTCCATAATCTGTGTCGCGCCAAAGCCTCCGGCGGCCCCGTATTGGGCCGAGGAGTCGCCTTCCGTTGGCACGTTGGGGCCTACGGAGCCAATGGCATCGTTGGCGTTTGGTGCCTCATTGCTCCGTGGCGGGAGGCCTAGCGGGTCCGGCGGGCCGACAATGGCACGCCGATTCACTACGAGGAGGCCGGACGGGAGCCGGTAGCCATCGGCCATGGCCATATCGTAGTCCTTTCGGCGTTATTCGGATATAAACCGGCGTGTCTTTGGCCCGCCTTTGTGGGTATTCTTTGGATTAGAGAGACGCCTACCGACCAAACCAAGGGTTGCGGCCCCAAGGCGGTAGGCGTCTCTGGCATTGGGCGAGGCCGTGGCCGCCCGGGTGGGCAAACGGCCACGGCCTCATGCGTGGCCGCTCTTTCCGGCGGAGACTCCGGGCCGATGGGCACGCAATGGAGACGCTAGTAGACGTTTGGTGCATTGCGCCTGTCCCTCTCCAAAGACGCCACGGCCCATGAAGCGGCCCGGAGTAGGTGACTCTTACCGGCCGTATTCAGCCGGAGGCCTCCATCGGTTGACACAATCACCCGGGCGGAGGCCATCTGTGCGGCCAAGTCACTACCGGCGGAGATATCCGCTAGGCCGTTGCGTGACACTACGGACCTAATGAGCGACAGTGCCGCCCGGTGCCACTCATGGGCCACATAGTCCACGTTTAGGCCATCGGTTCCCGGAGAGTCCCGCAAATCGGCGTCCAGCATGACAACCGCTCCCGGATACTGCCCGGCCGCAGAGGCTAGCCACGTGGCCGCCTCCGCCCGGTTGGGACACGCATAGGCCTCTACCGCCAGGCGGCCGTCCCGGAGCCAACTAGCGGCCGCCACGGCCGTTTCTGTGCCTGCCCAATCGTCCACGGCCAGGGCCACAGGAGCCTCCGTCTGCACGGAGTCCGGGTCCGTCCGGATGGCATCCCAAGCACCGGGCGGGAAGAGCGGCTCATCCCTTGTGAGCGGGTCCGTCTGGCCCGGTGCGGGCCATTCGTTGCGGTATTGGCTCCGGAATGAAGTAACCGGGTCCTCTTCGTCCACCCGGGCACTCTGGCGGCCGGAGACGGCCCTGGCGTAGTGCCTGCGGATGAAGGCCTCCCGTTGGGCACTCCACAATGGGGAGGCCTGTCGCCAGGAGAGCGGGTCCCCGACCTCTAGCCACGGTTGGGCCGACCATTCCAAGATGAGCGCAGAGCCTCCCGCCAGGGCATTGGCCCGGCGGTCCACCATAAGAGACGTGGCCCGGCTATGGGCCGTGGACAATAGGCCCAATTGCGGTTGCTGCCTCTGCATCATGGTCGGTTCTATGGCGGATTCAACCGTGGAGGCCCGGATATTCCACGCCTCATCTACGAGGGACAGTCCCGCCGTGAGGCCGTAGACGGAATCGGCCGCGTAGATGAGCCACCGAGAACCGTCCGGCCCTATGACGGCCTGGCGGCCTACTCCGTCGTAGGCCTTCCAATCCGGTTGAGCCTTGGCCCAACGCCGGGCCGGTAGTTGGATATCGTCCGCAATATTCAGCTTATTGGCCACGTGGACAACCGTTTGGACTTCTCCGAACCAATCGGCCCGGAACATTCTCCACAGGGCCAATTCCCGGACAAACCAAGATTTGCCTTGCTGCCGGGAGATAGTGAGTATCCACTCCTGCCAACACAGGCGGCCGGAGGCGTCATGCTCGAGAATTCGGCGGGCCGCCAGGCGTTGCCAGTATTCCAGCGGATATCCCCGAATTCGCGCGAATTGCTCCAAATCCGGGCCATAACTACCGACTGCGGCCGAATGAGGCCCGGACATGAACCGGGGCCAATATCCCTCCGGCGGAATGGCAATTAAATCGGCCATCCAAGGGCATTTAATAAAGTCGTCCGGGTGACTCTCCGGGAGAAAAGAATGGGCCTCCGCGCGCCTGTCAGACTCATCACAGTTATTAAATCCCTGTGGAAACAATGGCGTTGCCTGTGGGCCCATTTCCGACAAATGCGATTCTAATGTTCCGGGAATGTTATTCAAATGCATTTCCGGTGTTTTCCCAAGAATGGCGTGACGCGCGTCACTAAATGGCGCTGGCTTTACCGGTAAAGGTAATTCCGAAGGC